ATGGACAACGACAAAATTGATCAACACAGCGACGAAATTGAAGTTGAGAGCGAAGAAAAAGAGCGCGGCAAAAAAATAGAAATAGATGAAGATCGACTCCCCTCCCGGGCGATGGCAATTCATGAGCATATCCGCCAGGATGGTGAAAAAGAGCTGGAACGCGACGCAATGGCACTACTGTGGTCAGCCATTGCGGCGGGTCTGTCGATGGGCGCTTCATTACTGGCAAAAGGGATATTTCATGTCGAACTGGAAGGTGTGCCGGGCAGCTTCTTGCTGGAGAATCTCGGTTATACCTTTGGTTTTATTATCGTCATTATGGCCCGCCAGCAATTATTTACCGAAAACACCGTGACTGCGGTACTACCCGTCATGCAAAAACCGACAATGAGCAACGTTGGCTTACTTATGCGGTTATGGGGCGTCGTGCTGCTGGGTAATATTCTCGGGACAGGTATTGCGGCGTGGGCATTTGAATATATGCCAATCTTCAATGAAGAAACTCGCGATGCATTTGTCAAAATCGGCATGGATGTGATGAAGAACACCCCCAGCGAGATGTTTGCCAACGCGATCATTTCCGGCTGGCTGATCGCCACTATGGTATGGATGTTTCCTGCAGCGGGTGCGGCAAAGATTGTGGTGATTATATTGATGACCTGGCTTATTGCCCTGGGTGACACCACTCACATCGTTGTCGGTTCTGTTGAAATCCTCTATCTGGTGTTTAACGGTACGCTGCACTGGAGCGATTTCATCTGGCCCTTCGCACTACCTACTTTAGCGGGGAACATCTGCGGCGGCACCTTTATCTTCGCGTTAATGAGTCATGCACAGATTCGTAACGACATGAGCAACAAGCGCAAAGCAGAAGCACGCCAAAAAGCAGAACGTGCGGAAAACATTAAGAAAAATGATAAAAACCCGGCATAAATGGCGAGGGTTTAAGCAATCGAGCGGCAGCGTACTTACCCCGCAGTCCATTAGCGGGTATACTCATGCCGCATTGTCCTCTTAGTTAAATGGATATAACGAGCCCCTCCTAAGGGCTAATTGCAGGTTCGATTCCTGCAGGGGACACCATTTATCAGTTCGCTCCCATCCGTACCAGTCCGCAAAATCCCCTGAATATCAAGCCTTCCGTAGATTCACAGTTCGTCATGGTTCGCGTCAGATCGTTGACAGCCGCACTCCATGACGGGTAAAAAGTGGATAAAATAATTTTACCCACCGGATTTTTACCCATGCTCACCGTTAAGCAGATTGAAGCAGCAAAGCCGAAAGAAAAACCATACCGCCTTCTCGATGGTAATGGCCTGTACCTTTATGTCCCTGTGTCAGGGAAAAAGGTATGGCAGCTTCGCTACAAGATTGACGGTAAGGAGAAAATCCTGACCGTCGGGAAATATCCGCTTATGAGTTTGCAGGAGGCAAGGGATAAAGCATGGACCGCGAGGAAAGACATCTCGGTTGGCATCGATCCGGTAAAAGCGAAAAAGGCTTCGTCTAACAACAATTCCTTTAGCGCCATTTACAAGGAATGGTACGAGCACAAGAAGCAAGTATGGTCAGTAGGGTATGCGACTGAACTTGCAAAAATGTTTGATGACGACATTTTACCTATCATCGGCGGCCTTGAAATTCAGGATATTGAGCCGATAAAACTGCTGGAAGTAATCCGCAGATTTGAAGATCGCGGTGCAATGGAGCGAGCCAACAAAGCCCGCAGAAGATGCGGAGAGGTTTTCCGTTACGCTATTGTCACTGGTAGGGCTAAATATAACCCGGCACCTGACCTTGCTGACGCCATGAAGGGATACCGCAAGAAGAACTTCCCGTTTCTCCCAGCAGACCAGATCCCTGCATTCAACAAAGCACTGGCAACATTTTCAGGAAGCATCATATCGCTCATTGCGACCAAAGTTTTACGCTACACAGCCCTAAGAACGAAAGAGCTTCGCTCCATGCAATGGAAGAACGTCGATTTTGAAAACAGGATTATCACTATCGACGCCAGTGTGATGAAGGGCCGCAAAATTCATGTGGTCCCGATGTCAGACCAGGTGGTTGAACTTCTCACTACGCTAAGCTCAATCACCAAACCAGTCTCAGAGTTTGTTTTTGCCGGGCGCAACGATAAGAAGAAGCCAATCTGCGAGAACGCGGTTCTACTTGTGATCAAACAAATCGGCTATGAGGGTCTGGAAAGCGGTCACGGATTCAGGCATGAATTCAGCACGATTATGAACGAGCACGAATGGCCTGCTGACGCTATTGAAGTGCAACTTGCACATGCCAACGGCGGATCTGTGCGTGGAATTTACAACCATGCTCAGTATCTCGATAAGCGCAGAGAAATGATGCAGTGGTGGGCGGACTGGATTGATGAAAAGGTGGGCTAACCAACGCTATATCTCAGATAGCACAAAGCCTTGCAATCCAGTGCAAAGCTTTGTGTGTCTCAGTTTTGCCTCATAGGTAACTCTGTGTTAACTACGATGCAAGAATCCATACCAATAAGCATCCGATAATTGGGAAAGAAAAATCCAACAAACTTCCCACATCCCACACGCGTGGATCAAAACCTCCCCACCACGGCATGTTGACACGTTTCCCTTTCCCAAACTTTTCTATCCAGCGATATTCTGCCTGGGTGTGTTCACGCGCAATGAAGAACGTACAACCGGCTATCGCACCGTAAGCCCAGTTTCCGGTAAAAATACCAACCAGTACCTGAGCCGCAAAAGCGCAAAGCGAGTGAAGAAATGGAGTGACATCAATGCTCTTAATCATGAAACTTCCCCATTGGTTGAAAATATGGCTCCTCCAACTCCAAGTGTATTTCGTGTTGTGCTCAACCTAAGAGGGCTGGAGTCAGAATTAGAATATCCTGTAGCAGAAATAAAAGATCCTCCACTAATAGTCAACTGCGGAACATCGGCTATATCTGAATAAGTTCTGTCAGCAACAGTATTATTTATAGCCACATGTGATCCAAAAAAACTTCTTATTGTTTGGTTTTTAACTTTACTTCCTTCAATGGTTATCCTACTACCACAGTCAGCAATAAATCCTGAATCTGCATCCAGCGTTGCATTCATAAAAGAAGCTTCAGATCTCTCTACATCAATCCATCTAATATCTTTTGTGGGATTTGCACCAAATACATGACAAATATTAGAGTTAAACCTTACACCATCTTGGAGGTGCATTAATTTTTTTATATCTGTACCCCATAGCCTTGGAAAATTAACAGATGCTCCTGCATGGCAATCAAATCCCAACTCAGCCCCTGAGATATCTACAGCCTTTCCTGAAATAACAGCACCAGTGTCTGCATTAACGGCTGTTCCACAATTGCGCATATCATTACCAGCAATATCAACACAACTCGCACCATCAATACGCACACCAAGTGCACATCCATAAAAACCTTTTTCAATATTTGGTTCAAGGACTTTACCACTTGTTTCTGCATCACTTTCTTCAACGTCATGTCGTCTTGCATCAACATATGCTGTATGAATGCAGGTTAATCCACGATATGAGCAATGTATAGTTTTATGGTCGCGTATATTAACATTTGAACCATCTCTTACATTCCATCCTATATAACAATAGCTTGCACTTGACCCCTGAAAATCTGCTTTAACATTATAAATACAATTAACTGACGCAACCGTACTCTCTGTGCACCGTTCAAACTTGCTTACAGGCATTGATGCCTTGACATTATTTACCAGTTGCAGGGAAGAGTATCTGCTATAAGAAAAATCACATACGTAATACCCTTCTGGCATATATGCAGCAACACTTTCCTCATCAGGAGCACATCCGGTATGATATGCACTAATTTTTGCACCAAAGCTACCATGAATTCCAACGTAGAACTTTCGAGCACCTGAATACGGATAGAAATTAAGTTCAGCTTTTTGAGTTACAATAAATGCACAAACATCGCTATCATCTCTATTTTCTTCAATCTGAATAGCAAATACAGGACTTTTTGCTGCATCGCAAATGTAAAATAAATATTTGTATTCGTAATACGTCCTAACAGTTTTAGTAAACAAACTGGTATCAGAGAAAACCACTGAGTCTTCTGATATTATTTTAATCCATGATAAGTCACATCCTGCTGAAATTTCTATTTGCTCATTGAGCACAAAACCGGAAAGAATTTTAATTATGCAAAAGTCAATGCCATTTTTCCATAGTGGACGCAGTGCAACAGCCGAGTTTAGAGCATCACTAATAGATTTAAAATTACCATATTCCCCAACTGTTATTGTGAATGCATACCTGGAATTAAATACTGCGGCACTCTCTCCAGAGTTAATAGCTGCAGATATCATGTCATAATTTGATATAAAATCATTTGGCGTGATTATTTCTGCGTTTTTATTGTGCTGTGTTCTAAGTTTTGAATTTACATGAACACTTTTAACTGCAATACGGGAGTCGTCAACAAGTATTTCATTACCCTCTGTTGCTAACTCTTGTCTTAACTGATCCGGGTCATACTTCAGCACATTCGGAAAATAGAACTGCTGTGCACCATACGCATCATAAACAGCCATAGAATGGCCTTGCTCAGTTACGAATTTGGCAATCTGTCCGTTATATACAGGATAACCAGCAGCGTTAATGATGATTGGTTGCGAAACAGGAACGTGAGAGCCGTCTTCGTTCTCTACATAAACCTGAATCTGGTTTTCAGGATTTACCGGGTCAGTGTCAATTTTACCGATATAAATTTTGCCATTGGCTACGGCTTTAAAAGAACGCGCCATAGTGAAGAGTTGCGAAGGCATACTCACTACAACATTGGCTGTAATGTCTGTCATTTAATTTGCTCCAGATACAAGGAATCGCCGCAGCATGGCTACGGTGAATTTTGGGCATAAAAAAACCCAGCCGAAGCTGGGTCGTTGCGTTGGTTATCTGTCAGTAGTTATGTACTGAAGGAGGTAATTCTTTATTCTTAAGTCTCATCCATGCGGAAAGATTCGCTGGTCCGTCTGGCTCATTAATATCAACATCTCGTGTGTGGTTTATTAAAACGTCTCTCGCCATTCCGATAACATACGAGAACTCATGACCGTAGTCGTAGCATCTTCCGGAATAGTTCGATTGAATTTGTTTTAACGCCGGATACAGTTCGCGGAATAATGCCTGTGAACGGTTGGCATAATCCCATAACCATACAAGGCTGTTTGCTTCTTTTGCAGAAAGCTCGTCGGTTTTCTTCTCTTGTTTGCCAATGAACTCACCTTCAAGCACTACCCTGTGGATGTACTCTACGGCCAGCGGGATTTGTTCAATTGAAAGTTCATCAATGCTGTCAATACCAAAACGCTGATGAACCATATTGTATGCATCGTCATAGCGAAGTCCTTTCTTTCCTACCAGCATGTTTACTGCATCGCGTAGCGGTGTTCTTTCCTCAACAGTGGTTTTCTTGCCTTTCACATACTCGCCATGTTTGCGAATTGAAGGCAGAACTTCTGCTGTTACCCACTTGCGGAATTTGTGCGGGACTGAACCTTTATTGACTGCATCGCGGCAGCGCAGAACCAATGTATACATACCTGATTCGCTTACAATGCTTAGATTCTGCTCACCACCAAGGGTGTAACTTAAAGTTACTCCCTTTTCATCGTCATCAAGTGCAGTAAGTGCCTTGCGTGAGTTAGTCAAAGCTAAAGCATCACAAACATCTTTAGCTACAAACCACGGCTCGCCGCACTTGTTAATGACGCGAATTTCACTGTCGCCAAATTTGAAGATGGTGAAATCGTTTTGTGCCTTTGCTATACTTTTCATGTCAATATTTCCTAAGCCGATTTGTTGATACCGAAGCCCTGACTGTTCCAGCAGTTGGGGCTTCAACGTTTTTCCACTTCATTTTGAATTTGCTTAAGTAGCATATTTGTCTCGTCAAGCCTCTTGTTAATACGGTCAAGGCTTTCTACTAAATCGTTATGTGCATGTGATACTTCGTAATTTGAGACTGATTTTTTTTCCTCTATCGTCTTTGTCAATCGTTCCCCTGATTGATACATATTGATTAACGATGTAAAAATCACGAGCAAGCAAACTACAATGATTGCGCCAGACAAAAATTGTAAAGAACGATCAAGCAATGACACCTTCATACCGTAATCCCCTCTCTCTTCAGGCTGTCCATCACTCGCTTGTAAATCTCAGAGTTAACAGATCGCCCGTTCTCTTCAGCTACCTTGCGTACCAAATCCAATACTTCTTTAGGCCACCGCAAATTGAACTGCGGCATTTTGCTCATTCCTTTCATGTTCACCTCACATTATAGGTCCACCGTGGACCTATTGAGAATATAGTAGAGTGCTTCTATCATGTCAATACACTAACTTGGAGTGATGGCATGGCTAGAGATGATCCGCACTTTAACTTCCGTATGCCTTTGGAAGTAAGAGAAAAATTGAAATTAAGAGCCGAGGCTAACGGAAGGTCAATGAACTCTGAGTTATTACAAATCGTTCAGGATGCTCTCTCAAAGCCATCACCGATTGCAGGCTATCGCAACGAAGCTGAACGCTTGGCTGATGAACATTCGGATATCGTAAAAAATATGGTATTCGAAACTTTAAAAAAACTTTATGGAAAAGAAAAGAATGAGTAATAAAGAGCTTGTTAAAAAATCAAATAACTGTGTCGATGCATATGCTGACTCATTTGGATACTCTTCGTTTGGTGACGGTTCCCAGCGATTAGGTTCAATTTCTTTTTTTCATAATGTAACTGAATGGCCTGTTGATGAAAGCGGTGATGTTGAAAACATAAAGTACAATATTGCCACCATTAGAATGCCTGAAGAATTGATGCTTAAATTGGCGGACTTCATTCGCGACCAACATTATAAGGCTAAAACAAACGAGTCGTAATCAATGATGAAACACGATTATTACGAAGCTCCAAATCTAACTGAAAAGCTTGAACAAGCGGAAAAATCATCATCTTTGTACACAAATCCAATTTCTCAGTCATCAGGAATGTCTGGCATGAATATGGGCATGCTACAATCAAGTGGTGGTGGAGCTGGGAGTAACAACATGCTTGAGGCTAGGGTTGCACGGTTAGAGGCAGATGTTGAAAACATTAAGACCAATCTATCTGAGGCAAGGTCTGACATCTCTCGTTTGCGTGATATCTCAGCTGATACATCCAGAGATGTTGCGGTGGTCCTGCAAAAAATAGTAGATGTAGACGAAAAATTATCAAAAAAACCGAGTAAGAGCGAAGTCCAGACATTGATATCTTCTGCAGTAAACAAGCAAATACTATGGACCATAGGGACTGGATTTGCTCTTTTAGGGATAGCTAAATATATATTTTAGCTCACCTCATCAGCTATCTTCTTGTTCCATTCACTCAGTGCCACTGCAAGGAAAACTAAGGAGGTTAGTGTGAAGCGATTTCTTGCTGGTATGTTTTTATTCATATCTTTTGGGGCTACAGCAGAATGCTGGGTTGTTGGAGATATGCGCGGAATAAGCTATTCAGAACGAAATAATTTCCAACCGGAAGAAGATGGTTTTAGTGGAACATTTATCATTAAGACAAGCGGTGAAGATGCCAGCATCACATATTCTGGGACGGATGCTGGCGGCATGGCTTACAAAGCATTGTCTAAAAACTCCATCATAGGAATCGGCGCGAATGGCGAAACTCAACGAGTTATCGACTCATGGGTAATACATCCTAATGGAACAGTTTTAATGTCGAAAACCATTTCTGGTTATGGAAACATGGATTCAACCAAAGCTTTTGTTGGAAAAGTAAAAAGAAAATGTTAACGATTGAATCCAATTTCCCATACGTTACTGCTGTGTTGCCTCAGTGGCAAGCAGCGGTCTGATGGCATTTGCAGCGTTACTTAATGCTCTTTCATAGGCTGGCGTTCCAGCTTTAGTGTTTGCCAGACGTAAGAGAGCATTCCTTGCTGCTTTGGACTCATACAAGCGCATCATTGCACCGAAACCAGCCTCAAGCCCCATTGATACGCCAAGAGTCGCAGTTGCGCCAATCGTCCTTATCCTATTGGCTTGCGATTGCCCCGTCTGAGTTACTACATTTGCGGTGTCTGACCTTGCTGTTTGCTGTAGAACTTCATGAAGAGCATCAAGCTCTTTCATGTGCTTTCCAGAAAAAATAGTGTTGTAAATTTCACCGCCTGACTGAGATTTCAGCTTATTAACTTCAGTGATGAACTTGGCTGGAGAGTCACCGGCCTTTTCCGCTATTTTGCTGACGTAAGCTGCACGCATAGCATCTTTCCCTTTATCATCCAATGCGCTCCAGATTCGTTTCACGTCAGATGGTTTTCTGCTTAATACAACGGTATTTATAAGTTCAGGACTGGCTTCACTGCTTGCCTTGTTGAGCTTGTTAGCAATGTTTTTATTAAGCACCTTATTATAAACGTTTGCATAATCGGAATTTGCTTTAAGGTATTTTGCTGCGTCTGATGCACCGAGGTTTTTTGCAACTGCGTTACGAAGATCTTTTGACATTGCATTCTCTACCATATTGGTAGCTGCTTTTGCCTGGTTGGGGAAGACCATAGCATCTCCCTGAACATTAGATCTAAATGCTGTTCTGTGCTGACGCAAGAGATCAAACGTAACATCCAAATCAGTTGCAGGGTTTGCTAATTCTTCACGTAGGTTACGCAAGGATGTAAGCAGGCTTTGATTGGCAGACGTCCCAAGCCGTTCCTGTCTTGCGATCGCTGTATTCAGAGCATTCATGGTATTTGTGGTATCAACTGCGGCATTACCCATTTTATTGGTGACGTCATTGATAACAGCGCCAGCGGCATCCTTCCGCCCCCTTAACGTGGTGGTCAGAGATTTCACCACATCATCAGGGTTGTACTCACCAAAACGGTCAAAATAATTGCTTACCAGCTTACTACGCGTTGCATATTGCTCCGCACGCTTTGAACCTGTCCCTAGCAAAGCCCCCTCAGCATCCTGAGTAAGGCCACGAGTGAAAGCATTTTTCGGCGTGATTACATCAGATGTCATAGGTGTCACGCCCATCGATTCTGATGTGGCAATTTTTTTCGCTACTTCTGGCGCAATATCGCCTTTTATAGCCGTTATTCCACGACCTATTCCCTTTGCTGCTGCGGAAAGAACACCCTGAGCAGCAAGGTTAACTCCGGCATTTTTAGCTGCATTTTGTGCGAAATCGCCTTTCTGATTTGCGGCCTCTGCCAGTGATCCAATAGCCATGCTTCCTGCCGTTCCAACTCCTGGAACTAAATACCCGCCAATTGTTTCTCCAGCTTGCGCATAAGGGTCTGTTGGTCGATCTACTGGACGATAGACATCGTCCAAAACCTTGGGGCCACCAAGACCCTGGCTGATTGCATTAATCAGACTTGCGCCGCCCTGCAATACGTCAAATGGTATGTTTACCAGACCACGACCAGCCTGTTCTGCAATTTGCCCTGCACTTTGACCACCAGTGAGCCAGTCAGTAGCTTTTCCCACCAGAGATTGTTCTTCTGGCTGCGATTGGTTTTGAGTGGATTGATCACCAGAAGACAGCATCTGAGCAATGCGACGTGCTCCCTCAGTATCGCCGGCAGCATCAGCATTCCTTAACGCCGTCATCAACTGTTCACGACTATAGGCCATTACTGCCCTCCGAGATATTTGCTAATTAATTCGTCATCGGACAATTGCTGTTGAGGTTGGCTATCGCCATAACCTGAGGAAAGAAAACGTTTTGCCGCAGCGTTCAATGATTCACCCTTCTTAACATCCATCCCCATGATGTTTCGGTTGCGATCAGATTGTCCTGGGCTGCCGTTTGCACTCATCCACTCTGACCTAAACTCGTTGAACTTCGCGTTATTACTTTCCATTTTTGCCATACCCCTTAACCATCGAGCCATGACCATTGGATTATCCGTTTCGCTTGGAATGCCTTTCCTTGCAAACTCAATATCCTTATCTGATGCAGGGCCGGGAGGGAGAAGCTTGGTTGCCTGCGCATTGGCTAGTTGGTTGAATCTAATCCGCATATCTCGGAGGTAGTTATCTTGCCCCGTAAGCTTAGAGAACATATTTTCAGCGTTACCGAACAAACCAGGAGTTGGCTTCTCCTTCTCCAGCGTGTCAGCGAGCGTTGTCATTGAATCGGCAGCATTACGACTAGCTGCCGCATCACCTGCTGATTTTTCTATAGCCTTTTCCATGTTCACTGATAATTTTGGCGCAGCATTAATAAGTTCCTCAGCCTTCTTTTGTGCCTGTTGTACTTCAAAACCGAATTTCTGCTTATCAAGTGCCAGTCTTTCTGCTGCAAGTCCGTGTCCGGTCATTGCTGACTGATAGGAAAGGTTTTGCCCTCTCGCCTGAAGTGCCTCTCCTGCCTGATTGCTGCGGATTGTCTCTGCCAGCCTGCCTCGGTCAATTTCACGACCAGCCATCTTATCCTGAACAGCAAACGCCTTTTCTGGTCCAAGCGCACCGAGAGACATAGTAGTCAGCATGTGTGATAGCTGCTCTGGATTCTGGATACCTGTCTGAATCATCCAGTCAGCATTAGCACCAACGCGATTTAACCTGTCCTTGTTGTCAGTAATGAATTTACTGTAGGCTTCCGGTCCCTGAGAAAGAGCGACGTTAGCCCTCATGGCTAAATCGCCCATATCGTTGCGTTGCTGATCATTAAGACCGGAAAACGCCTGTTGTGCCTGTGCAACAAACGCTGGATTTTCCTGGGCAAACTTAAATAGTCCCGATGGATCACCAGAAGCCCATGCATCAGCGTGAACCTTATTGAACGCACTAATAGCTTTCTGTTGCTGTTCCTGATTGTAAATATCAGCAACTCCAGCCAGACCACGTAACGCGGTCAGACCAACGTTATTTGCACCTGAGCGAGCCAGTTCATTGTTTTCGCGGATCAGACCAAGCGTTGCGTTAATGTCGCTTGCCTTTGGCGCATTCTTATTTTGCGTACCGATGCCAGCCAGAAAACCACCAGAATTAATACCCTGTTGCCACGTAGCCATGATTACCCCTTAAAACAACGAGCCAAGCAGACCAAGACCGCCACCAACAGCGGCACCAATACCAGTACCAATACCAGGAACAATGCTGCCAAGTTGTGCTCCAGCAATTGCTCCAGAGGCAGCCCCGCCTATTGCAGATTGAAGGCCGGAAGGTCTATTAGCGTTTGCCGCCGCCAGTGCCGCGCTTTGCTGTGAAATCTGGCTCATGTTGTTGGCATATGTTTGCCCGGCGTTTGCCTGACCTTGCAGTGCGCCAAGACCAACATTTGCCAGATTCTGGTAGTTGTTCATCTGACCAGATAGCCATTGCTGACCAAGCGTTGGTGCGATTGTTGCTAACTGATTACTGGTTGCGGTGGAACCCAATCCACCTGTTGCTTCCGCTGCCGCCAGACTCTGATAGCGAGCCTGACCAGCAAGATCTTTATACTGCTGAGAATTGTAATACTGGTTAAGTGCCTGACCTTGCCCCTCCAGAGACGATAAGTTCTCGAGGCTGCCGACATACTTCTCAGCCAGAGGAGTAAACGGCTTCAGGTTGTTCATGATGGTGTTGAACTGCTGATTTTGCAGGTCTGCTGCATACTTCTGAGCTTCTGCGGCATACTTTGCGCTTTTATCAGAACTGCCACCTTTCCCGCCTTTTTCAGGGCAATAAGGTTCCTCGCCGCGCAGTTTTCTGCCCAGCTTAAATGCATATAACATGGCTATCTCCCGTGATTCAGGAAGTCGATTAGTTCTTCGCGTGTGGCGCTGTAAAACGTCACGTCATCCACGCCTTTGAAGTATTTCTTGATGGTTCCTACACGATTAAGGCCAATCATTGCGCAGTACATCTGCCCGTGGCGGAATTTGCGTGCAGCGAACGATGTTACGCACTGAACGGTGGTGTTAGTCAGAATGTATCGCCAGAACGCCAGCCCGATTTCCTTGCTGAAGCCGCGAATCTCTGGCAGGTACATGGCGTGGCAATCGAATGTCAGCGGCTGAATCTCCTGATAGTAAACAATGCCGCCGAACTGCCCGTGCACGTTCACCTCAAAGTAACGGCATTCAGGCTTGTAGTCGTATCCATCACCGTTGTTGCTACCAGCGATAATGTCAGGGTGATTTCCGACTGCTTCGATCAGGTCGATGTTTCGCGTTGGTTTGAATGTAATCATCAGTCAATCAGCCCATGTAATCTAAGTGCCGTTTCAAGCGCCAGAATACGCTGCCGCGCCTGCTGCAAACCTGTAGCGAGAGCTGCGACTTCGGATTGTGTGTACGTAGTGCCGACAGTGTATGACTGGTTAGCGTTGAATGAGCCAAGAAGTGGCGTACCTGTGGCTGCAGTCCATCCGGTATTTCTTGCTCCAACAACCTGAATTCCATCAACTGAATATGATGTTTTTACATCCAGCGGTGACTCAAGAGACTGCAATTCGGTTACGGTTTTCGATACGTAATCACTCTTAATGCCAGAGACATCGTTTTCTACGTCATCCAGTCTTTGGTCAACAGTGACCAGATGCGCCTGAATATCGATAACCTCATCCAGCAAGTAATCAACATCGCTACGCAGTACGACTATCTTCCCTTCGGCAGTTGTTAACCTGACCTCAAGGAGATTTATCGCTTTTGTGTTTGCGGAGATTCTTGCATCGTGGTCAGCCAGTTCGACATCCTGTTCATCGTTTTTCACCTGAGCATCGTAAGCGCCCTGACCAGCCTGATTTGCCTTCCCGGCAATTGCGCCGACATCAGCCCCCTGATTAATGACATACAGCAGGTAAGACTGGCTGAATATATTGCGTGGAAGGATTGATGTATCGAGTCGTGTAGCCTGAATTGTTACCGGCTCATTGAGATTCGAATCAGCCATTACTCAATCCTTATCTGGCAACCAGACAGAGTGACAGGTGACTTCGTGATAACGCGCAATTTGAAGCCGACATTTTTCCTGATGCGCCCTACTCGCTTCCACAAAACGCGTTTGTCGTAAACGAACGGTTCATTCTGCTCAATCATCTGTTCACGATCGTAATTGATGCCGTCAGTGGTTGCAGAGAGAAAAAGGCGGTCAGCGTACTGAGCGACACCAGTCGATGATTCAACTTCCAGATCAAAACATCTGGCGTTCTCAGCTTTGAAGAGTGGTGTAAACAACAGGTGTTCTTGCTGTAGCCCATACTGGCTGCTGATATCGAACTGCAATTTGCCGATAACCGATTCCAGCTTATCTCCGCACGTTATCTGATTGCCTTCGTAAATGAAGTCGATAGCGCGGTACACATCGTCGTACAGGCCTGTTTTCAGTACGCACCATTGCGGACCATTGGCGCTTGAAGATGCGTCGTACACGAGTACGTGGCGCGGAAGATGGATAATCAGCAACTCATGCGCATCAAATCGCAGAGACTCCATCACGCCATCAGCCAGTTCATCAGCAGTGTAGGAGCGTAGTATTTTCTCAATGCTCGCGCTGGCGATTGGTGATACCTGACCAGAGCCGATGATATACACAGACGGCGCACCTGTTGCCGGATTGCTGATGAAAGCATAGGAATCAGCAAACGGCGTTTTGCAGTAAGTTCCGGCGATGCCTTTTTGCACCATCAGTGATGGCTGTGCGACATACAAAGCAGCACCAACGGTGGTTGCACCAGTCAGGGAGAAATATTCAATCGTCGATGAACCAAAGCAGACGATGAAGTCTCGCCATGTGCCGATACCGATGATGCCGTCCGGCTGCGATTCTGCGCGATATTGTGCGCTGTAACGGTCAGGATGCGATTCGTCTTCAAGGTCAGTGATAAACCATGAATCAGTGCCGTCTTTTGACCACGCATAACGACCACGTAAGCGAGTAATGTCACGAACAGAACCTAACTCATACTGCGTGAATCCGCTGTCTGTAGGCCAGTTTGAGACGGTTTTAACCGTGCCATCATAGCGATACTCGACCAGTTTCCCGTTAACGCCTACCGCCTGTGATGTCCGACCATGCGCCATTGATACACGACCACTTCCGGCGACATCACCAACTTCACTTTCTCCTTTGTACAGCTTGCCACCACACACGCGATAAACAGCACTCTGCGCCATGTTGTACTCGACGCCTCGCGATACGCCGTTCACATCAGAACGTTTGGCAATGCCCGGGAATGAGCGAAGATATCCGCTGCTGTTGAAGATTTCTTTGGGTGTAGCCAACATATTCGCTGGCAGATAGTCGATATAGTCGGCGTTTCGAAAGTCTTTGCCGACACCTTTCATAAGCGGAAGTTGCTGAATCGGCATTTATTCACCTCACGTACTCGGATCATCTTTCTCGATGTAAAACCGATTCCACGTAAACGCGCTTTTTAACCCCGCCCCGCGAGGCATATCATTTCGCCGCTCAAGTGGTGGTATTTTGGTTAAAGCGATGCAGATTGTCTGATATGCACTGTCAGCAGCGGTAAGGAGAGCGTCTGACGGCTGAATGACGTTATCCATGCACACTTGCACAGCGAGTTTCAAAGCGACGCCATCATTTGCCCATGCAGGGATACCTGAATCATCGTCAGGTAACGGCATGATGCCGTTTTCTGTATCAGCAAACTGATATCCAAGCTCGATACCTTTAGCCTGCCATGCTGCCATCATGTCTTCGAGGTCATTAATGGCATCTTCAATTGCCTGAGGGTCAGCATCTGTCAACGTGGCATTGGAATACAGCCCGGCTTTTCGTAAAGCCTTTAGAACGAGATCACCCTTCGTTTTCGCCATCTTCTTCCGCCTTAGCCACTTTTTGCTTCGTTGCGGTTTCTTCAGGAGTTTTTACCCAACCTTTTTTCAGGTGAGATTTAACTTCTTCGTCATCAACAATGATGTAATCGACAGCAAACTGACCACAGGTGATCATGTTGCCTGGCTTATAGAGCATTGTTCGTGCCATTGTCTTCTCCCAATAAAAATGGGGCCGAAGCCCCACCAAAATTACTGCCCGGCAATAACGATGCCCGTATATTCAGGAACAAGTACAGAGCAACCGTACAGAGTGGTGAAACGAGCAGTGGTTACGCCTTTGATGTGGTCGAAGGCGTAAGACATGATCAGCGTAGCGCCCTGCTCGGTGGTTGCTGTCATTACCTGTGGCCCCTGACCAGTCGGGAATGCCAGTTTGCCGTACATCAGTTCAACAGAACCATCAGCCCAGAACAGGTTAGCCGGTGCTGCGTTCTTGTTGAGAATGGTGATTGCTGCTGATTCTGCCGGTTTGGCATCGACGTTTGCATATGGACGACTCGCAACATCAGTATTTTCAACAGGGAGAATCTTTGGAGAAATTGTTACGGTAGTTCCGCTAACAGCCAGAACACGGAATACCTGCGGTTGCCCGGTGGTATCTTTTGTGATCTGGTGTACGGAATTCACACCGGCAATGGTGAACGCATCACCAACCTGCAAGCCAGATGCAGATACCGTAATAGTCCCCTGTCGGTTATCAACTGGCATACCATTTGAATCTTTCGCTTCAACCTTGTGTTCAGGTTGGCCTGATACTGTCAAGGATTCAACGCTTCCTTTCGGTAATCGACCAGAAATATCGGTCTTGTAGCTATCAAAGGAAGCAACCGGAGGGATCTGCGCTTTTTCGTATGCTGTCAGGGTTGCGCCCTGAGCATAGGCACGGTGACCAAGCTCGCCAGCAAGGTCTTTGTAGTTGAAGGGGTTCCAGAAAGAGCGACGGTTGATACCCTGAGGTACACCAATCGCCGTCATGGTGGCATCAATATCTGCCGCACCATTCCACAAGGCAAGGCCCCGTGAGCCATTTTCTGAGGCAGGAATTGCGACCACGTTAGTAGCACGCTGCGTGACCATGGAAATCAGGTCAGAGTCAATCTGTGCAGCAAGGCGCATACCTGCGGCTCGACCAGCTTCAGTTTTATGTTCCGGGTCACGCATTTCACGCGCATCCAGAGTGTACAGAATGTTTTTCGGCTCCTTGAACACAGAAGGAACAAGGCGCTGAACCAGTGCTGTTGGCGTTTTGCCGCTGAGGTCTAGGCCTTCCTCAATGTTCATGTGGTAATGCTGCGGACGATACAGAACATCACCTGCTCGCTGCATTGCTGTATCACCGGGACGGAATTTTTTAGCGTTACGGGAAACTACGCAGGCGGCCTCAAAGCCTTCAACGTAGTTTTCGAACATGATTTCAAGGTCTTTTGCTAATTGGTTAGGCATGCTTAATGCTCCGATAGGTTATTTTTTTGCCTTTTTGGCGGCGAAATACGGCGTCCAGTCACCAGTTTCCAGCGCCTTGGCTTTCAGTTTGCCGAGGTTATTGATTACTGCGCCGTTGCCCCCCTTAACTGTCGGGGTTGTGGCTGCCGTGGTTTTTGCTTTTGGCATGATTCTGGCCTTCGATTCGATACGTTCCAGCAGACGACCAATTGCTACGGGGTTGGTAGCTTCTGCCAGTTGCTTGCGCAGTTCAGCGTTGCGACCGAGTGCCAGAACAACGATTTCCGGCTTCTCTGACTCAAACAGGATCGCGTTTTGTGTCTCGATGGGGATTTCCTCGAGTACGGCCTGTTCTGCTTCCTGATAGCCAGGAACCTTGAGAGCCTTAACACGTTGCTGATATTTGGATAATCGCTCTTGATAGGCAGCCTGAAGCTCCTGCTCCTTCTGCTTGCGAGCCATCTCCTGTTGCTGGTACTTGCCGTTATCCTCTGCCCACTTAGCCATGCGTTGCTGGTAGATTTCTTCATCGAAACCGATGTCCTCATCATCCATTTTTGGCATTCGCGGTGGTTGAGTGATTACCGGCTGCTGCTCGACGGGTTTCTGAGACTGACGCATCAGCTCTTTCAGCTCGCGGTCTTTCTCTTTAATCGTCTTGCGCAGGTGTTTTACCAGTCCATGCTCTCCGCCATCTTCGCTGGTTGGCGAATCCAGCTTTTCGTCACCAAAGTAGAATTCCTGTTCTGATTCGTCGTCATCAGTGTCAGTAGCTTCCTCTGCATCATTTCCTGAGGACTCACTGCCATCTACTTTTTCGACTTCTTCAGCCAGTTCGACATCATCAGGAATCTGCTCTGACGCGTCGGGTTCGATTTCAACTTCTGGTGTGTTTTCTGCCATCTGGTCCATTTGTTACCCCTGTTTACTCGATGTTCAGCCCATCGGAAGGCAATAGGGTGCCAGGCCTCATAAAGACAGCCATTGCACGTTATGGGTTAATTACTGCTGTGGTTGTTGCTGAGTTGATTTTTGCAGGATGCTGCTGATGTCCATGCGCTGCGCATGGCCCTGTGCCTGACTTTTCAGGACAAGCTCTGCATCAGCACGGGCATTGTCTCCTTGCTGTTGCTGGAACTGTCCGAGCAGTTTCAGAGCCTCGCGGATATCAGATTTCTGCTGGCTATCGGCAGATGCGAGGATTTTCACAACGTTTGCCGCTGCAACCTGAGCATCAGTCTGTGCCTGGAATGCTTTAACCTGAATGGCTGCCTGTTCGTTCTGCGCTTTCTGCAATTCAGCCTGACCTGCAAGAAGCTGACCTTGCGCTGCAACCATAGCCGGATCTGGCTGACTGGCCTGTTGTTGTTTCGCCTGCTCAACCATCTGCTGCTCTTCTGGCGTTCTCGGCTTGATAACTCCAGACAGAAGCAACTGATTGCGGTTGTATTCTTTAAGGTCATCCATCCCTTCGCCGTCCATATTGTCGAGAATTATCGACGATACAAGGTCGTGCTTCGGCGTTCCTGGTGGGATAAGTGCCAGCATGGAAAGTAACGACTTAACCGTTGCATCACGGCGAGTAGCGAACGACTGACCGACATCGACAGTCACTTCATAGTTGCCCTGCGAAAGGTCATTAAGCGCGATAACCCGCCCTGTCTGACGGTCAACCACTTCACCAGTCATCAGCGCCACGTCATCGCTGCCGTCCTCATTAACGATACGCATCGGCGTATCACTGCCATAGACCTCACGCGCCATAGAAAGCCACACAACGCCAGCGCGACGCATGGATTTAGCCATGTTATCCATGTAGATATAGGACTGCGTATCCATCCGGTTAAAGATGCTATCAACGGTATCGGTGGCGACGTTGCTCGGCATGTTCTCAAGCTGCGACGCACCTGTAATTTGCTGAATAGCCGTTCCGGTGTACTGCAATAGCCCGGCAAGAGCTGGAGGCATTTGTGTCGGAGGCGTATAACTGCTGACCTGAGCCTGCGCAGTAATATCTCCGTTTTTGTTTTTCAGACTGACCATCGGCAGGAACGCCGGGCGCTTTTTGTTGCGCTCCGCCCAATGAGTGGCAAGAGGACCAGGAATCATGTCAACATCAACTACAGGAATGCCATCGCCGCCAGCCTGAGTAGCGTTATCTGCAATCATGGAAACCATCAGGTTCTCAAGACGCTGTGCATCCATCGCTTTTGCTGCGTGGCCTTCGATTCGCTCCTGATTATCAACAAATGAACGACGCCCATATACCGGGATGAGAGGAATATGTTCGCCCGGAATACGCTTCGGTTCTTCCAGCCATTCAGCGCCAGACAGAAGACCGCAATAAACTCGGCGTTTCTTCACCGTTCGCTCGCCAATCAGTTCGAATGCACCATCGGTCAGCTCGTCGACAATATCTTTGATTTGCTCTTCATCATAGATTGCCGTTTCTCCGCTGACAGGGTTACGCCATGCTGTGAGCTTCACCTTCTCTATGCGGACTTCGTAGTAGCGTCCAACATAGATGGCGTCAGGCGTTGACCAGTCATACTGAGTACCAGTGTCATCACGAGAAAGGCTTGCCGCGATGGAATCAGGGTATTCAGCCTCGAACGCTTTAGGCGTCATGGAGAACATTTCCATAGCCCACATGGCATCAGAGCGGTCATATTGCTTGCTGTCCTGATCGAAGAAGACGCATGTCGCCGGGTCGTAAACAGGAAGAAGGCTGATGCGTCGCTGTTCGTTACTCGGATCCATTTCATCTTCGTAATCAGCACACATGCGGAAACAACCGAATCCGCCCGTTACAGCATCATCAAATGCGTTATCACACGCTTCGCCACCGGATGTTTCCTGATAATCAGCGCGGAATTTGCCGTTCATCTTTTCGGCTAACGCTTCCGATGCCTTGTCATCCTTCGGCCTGAATTTAACGCTGATGCGATTCTGTCGATACTCGCCAATGATGCGATCACATTCACGGGCAATCTTATTCAGTTCAAAGCGCGGGTAATGCTCAAACCTGCCCTCATCAAACGAGTAACCAGCGTTTGTGCTACCTTCCCACTGTGCGCCGGACACCCTGACGAAACGTTGAGCCTCAATAATCTGCTCACGCATATCCTGCGTTGCTGACCAGGCATTATCAAAGTTGCACAGCACCTTGCGATGCCAGTCAGTCATCTTTCTATCATCAGCCATCATCCAACTCCGCAAGGTATGTTGTAGCTTGAGTAATCAATCTCTTTAGGATCTTTGATGTCTCGCATCTGTATTGCAAAACGCCTCATCATGTAGCCATAGCGAACAGCAGAAAGGATGTCGTCATTTAGCTTGACGATCTTCCCGTTCTCATCGCGGTGATACAGGCGAAACTCTTCAAAGAATGGCTCGCAGGTGTTAAATACCTTGAAACGACCGTCGAGCATCATGTCGCGTATCTCTGCTATCCCGGGTTCGACCGCATTACCTCCATCAGGCCATGTTGCATGATCTGGCAACATATCGAACCCAGCGTCGGCGTATTGTTCCTTGAGCTGAGCGCCGCCTCCCTTTTCGTGCTGATGCCCGTCATGAGGCCAAGCCGTAGGGGTGTTTTTGCTCCATGCTTTAACAGCACTCCATGCCTCTGTCGCCTTCTTCTGTTTGGCCTTCCAGACGCGAGAAAGATAAATCACGTCCTCGTCTTTATCCCACCAAAGCTGGATGTGTGCCTGTGGGTGATCCCATCCGAAGTCCATTGCATTGATGACGTAGAAGTGATCAGGACACTCGAACGGCTGACACTTAATAGTCTCTTCCGGTATCTGGAAGATTCGACCACTACCCATCGTAGGAATACCGCGAGCTCGAGCCTCTCTCTCATGCTCTGGATAGGATGCGATGATTTGCTCTTTCTGCTCGTCGGTATAGTGCTCAGCGTCATAGATGGTCATGTTGACCACTTTCTGCGACTTGCTGGGATTCTTCAGGAACTTGGTAACAACGTCAGACATCCCCATCAGCGGGGTAAACGTCAGGATTGAGAATTGCCCGTATTTGTTGGTACGGGTAAGACCTTCGCCATAAATGCTGTATGGTGGCTCTTCGTCAAACCACACGCCGTGGATTGTGTCACCCTGCCAGCGAGCACGGCCTTGCGAGTATGGTTTGAAGTAGCAGATTGAAATGCCATCTTCAACGCCATCAGCCGTATGATGCTTAACCAGAAGGTGATCAACAAGGTTCGGAAAGAAAGGAGACTTCTTCCAGCTAATGATGTCCTCTTTCGGTATTGAACCGTAGCCCGGCTCATCATTCTCTTCAATACGACCGCACAGGATGCGTTGAGTCGTTTTGGTTACCGTCTCGTTTGTCTCGCCACCAATCCAGAAGACAACAGGCTCATAGAAACGCTTACCTTTCCACTCACCGCCATATTTACCATCAGCAGGATAGCCTTTTGTGCCCGGATAACGCCCGGTAAGGTGAAACGCGACTTCAGCAGCGCCAGTAAATGACTTACCAAGCTGGTTGCCAGCCATAAAACAGCGCTCTGGATAGTCATGACCGGCGTCGATGAACTCACGCTGTTTGCTGTATGGCGTAAATTCATATAGCAGGTGTGTGTTCCGGTAGTTCTCTTCTTCTTCGAGTAGCTCGAGCAACTCGATTTGCTCTTCGTCGCTCAGGTTATCAAGAATCGCGTCCAGTTCCACGGTTGAATAGCTCCTTGATACGAGAGCGTCGCTTATCGCGATCTCCCTTATCAGGTGTCACGTCTTCAACTTGCGACTGCTCTTTGAGGCCCAAATCACGGGCGATGATGTTAGCGTTGAGAAGGTCAGCGGCTGCGCCAGAGAATTTCTGGTCGTAGATGACCTGTTCTGCTCGCGTAACGACTTCAGATAAATCTTCTCGCAGGCGATATGTGCGCCATGTTTCAAGCGTCACATCAATGAACAGAGTGAGACCGGTGATGGTCATCGCTCGCATCTTGGCGATAGGCTCTTGTATCACTTCCCCCTGATACGAGAACGCCTTCATCTCCCATAGCGGGTTAGCTTCCACCCACTCGAAGTATTCACAACAAGCAGCCCACAGCGCCTCAGGCGATTCGAATTTAGGATTTCGCCCATGACTACTGCGGGCCTCCCAAAATCGGTTGCCCTTTGGTGCTGCCATATTCATCTCACTTAGTTGTTATTTCAGGCTAAGGACTCTTTCGCGCCTTCAATCAATGACTGCTTCAGCAATTCAAGTGTGCCAATCGCCTCGCATAAACTGATTTCACCATCGTAATCATGGATGACGCTTTCCAGTCGCTCGTATAGCTCTTGAGTAATTGGGAATTTCTTCTCCTTACCCAAATTGATTACGCGGCTCACATCATGCTCCGGTGGTGAACAGGTCTAACGCTTCCTTCGATTTACGCACCGCTTCGATAGTGCGGGTCGTGATATCTGAATTAGCGCCACCTGACTGGAAGTGAATTTTGAATAGCTCAAGCTTCAGCACGTCAGTGCCAATGAATTGAAATGCTTCTTCTGCGGCTGCGTTCTGGTTCATGACCAGCTTGTAAATCTCTAACAGGAATGTCTGTTCTTCAGTCACGGGAATAATCTCTGCCATTGTTGGCTCCGTTTATCCGTTAAAAGGGATATCAGTTAAGTTATCCCGTGTAGGGTATAAGCCATTATCAAAGCCACTCTGTAGGGAATGGCTTTTGTAATAACTACTGTTCGCTTAGCTTCTGCTTCAGCAAGTAACCTTCGAGCATCCAGATTTTGTTTACAGCATTCTGGCGAGCAATCTTGCGCCCGATTTCTTCATCGAAGTTCTCTGGGCTGGCGCAGGCGCTTTCCCCGGTGACCGTAAAGCCATTCTTCAGCACCAGAACGCAGAATGTCAGCAGCTCCAGCTCGTCAGGCTGGTCTGGGATTTTTACGCTGTATGTTTCGCTTCTCTGCACATGAGCAAAGCGAGCACCATCAGCGGCCGTAAAGTAATGTTCGCTGGCGATTATGCTGGCAATGTGTTCAGGAGTAACGCGAGCCGCCTTACCATTGGCTGCGATTTCTTTTTCAATTTGCTTGTCGTTCATAATTATGACCATGTAGAGTGGTTGCTTGATTAGGATGTCTTTCCATCAGTCCGCCACCACAAAGAATCTTTTTTGCCATAAGGCTGGAGGTTCATCTTTCAGTGGCTGCCAGTGTTATTTCCCCACTTTCTGGCTTGGGTTGTTTCGCTGTACTGCCGCAACTGGTGGTGCACAGATTTAGTTAAATCTGTTCTCGCCTGAACTATCTTTTACATACCCGGATTGTGGGGATGTAAATCACGGTTTCATTATCAAGCCCACCCGTAGATGGGCTTTGGAATGGTCACTTTGGCAGTCCGGGGATCGATATTTGCGCCTGCTGCTCAAGCCTTTCGATTCTTGCTATGAGTTGCGGTTTTTTGATCCTGCCCCAGCGGTTCAGCAAGCGTCCTGACATACTGGCAACATCCTTTTCCTTCATGAACTCCAGCATTAACTCGTTGTGCTCTCTTTGGTATGAGTGAGCCATCTCCATCAGCCTGTCACGCATCCAATTAAATGCTTTGATAAACGCCTCTTTGATGGCGGCAGCTTTTTTGCCGGTAAACGACATGATGATGTACATCGCACCGTCTTTGGAAATTTCATATTCAACATACTGATTACCCTTGTGTTCATAGGTAACCCGCGAAAAGTTGCTGGTTAGAAATTCATCCGAACAGTCTAGCTTTTCGATTTTCTGAATGATGTGGTGATGCTGCTTGTCGAAGTAAGCTGCTACCTTGCGGGAGGTTGTGATCACGCGATCACCAGAAACAACCACCATGTCCCGGAAATCGAGATTAGCCAATTGATGATTCATAGCGTCTTTACCTTTTAGAAAGTGAGCCTGTCTCACAGAAAAGCCGCCCGAGAGAGGTCGCCACCTATAACGGCATTTCTCAGGCTCGCTTACTGAAAGGCTCTCGTTAATATGCGCGTGAGATGCGCTGTGAAATTCAGATATAAAAAAGCCCCGCGAATGCGAGGCTAAATCCTGGTATTTGTGATGACTGGCTCTTATCTCAACACAGCCCCTTACCGCGCGCCAGATGCTCAATATCAAGCATCAGCAATGAGATATTTAATCCGGATTCACTCCAGAAGTGTTCACCACCCTGCCTACAGAGCCAGATGTGAAGGATGATAAGTAAAATTATCGCTATCATCGAAGGCATTGCGTCCTGATGTATTCCTGCAGGTAGTTAACCTGCGCGGTTATCTTGTCGATTCCACTTCGGAGACGGTAATAATTGAGTTCAGCATCTGCTGTAAGTCTTGGGCTTTCTCCATCGCCCATGCTGCTGGCTCCGGTCGTTGACTTTGCACAGATGGCGGCGACTTGCAGGCGCTTACGCCCAGCAGAAACATCAAAACGGAGACTTTCGATAGTCGCGTTTGCATCAGCAAGCTCCTTTGTGTATCTGGCGTCAAGTTCCGCTACATCACGTTGACGCTTCTGCATATCAGCGATGATGGATGCGGCCTTATCACGCTGCTCTTTGTAGGCGATGGCGTTATCACGGTAATGATTAACAGCCCATGACAGGCAGACGATGATGCAGATAACCAGAGCGGAGATAATCGCGGTGACTCTGCTCATACCTCAATCTCTCTGACCGTTCCGCCAGCTTCTTTGAATTTTGCAATCAGGCTGTCAACCTTATGCTCGAACTGACCATAACCAGCGCCCGGCAGTGAAGCCCAGATATTGCTGCAACGGTCGATAGCCTGACGGATATCACCGCGATCAATCATCGGCAAAGCGCCACGCTCCTTAATCTGCTGCAATGCAACAGCATCCTGGCTTTTAGGAGAGAAGTCTTTCAGGCCAAGCTGCTTACGATAGGCATCCCACCAACGGGAAAGAAGCTGGTAACGTCCGGCGGCTGTTGATTTGAGTTTTGGGTTTAGCGTGACAAGTTTGCGAGGGTGATCGGAGTAATCAGTGAATAGCTCTCCGCCAACAATGACGTCATAACCATGATTTCTGGTTTTTTGACGTCCGTTATCAGTTCCCTCTGACCACGCCAGCATATCGAGAAACGCCTTACGTTGATTATTGATTTCCACCATCTTCTACTCCGGCTTTTTTAGCAGCGAAGCGTTTGATAAGCGAACCAATCGAGTCAGTACCGATGTAGCCGATGAACACGCTCGTTATATAAGCGAGATTGCTACTTAGTCCGGCGAAGTCGAGAAGGTCACGAATGAACCAGGCGATAATGGCGCACATCGTTGCGTCGATTACTGTTTTTGTAAACGCACCGCCATTATATCTGCCGCGAAGGTACGCCATTGCAAACGCAAGGATTGCCCCGATGCCTTGTTCCTTTGCCGCGAGAATGGCGGCTAACAGGTCATGTTTTTCTGGCATCTTCATGTCTTACCCCCAATAAGGGGATTTGCTCTATTTAATTAGGAATAAGGTCGATTACTGATAGAACAAATCCAGGCTACTGTGTTTAGTAATCAGATTTGTTCGTGACCGATATGCACGGGCAAAACGGCAGGAGGTTGTTAGCGCAGCCTCTTGCCACCCGCTTTCACGAAGATCATGTGTAGAAGGCCGCAGCGTAACTATCACTGATGAATTCAGGACATCCAGTGGCTACGGCTCAGTTATGGTGCTGGTTAACGGACTTGAACCGCTACCCATTCGCTTACAAGGCGACTGCTCTACCATTGGAGCTAAACCAGCATATTTGGCGGGACAGCGTGGACTCGAACCACGATAAGAAGGTTAACAGCCTTCCGTAATGACCTTTATACGACTGACCCAAATAAAAAAAGCCACCGTTGCAACTTAAGAGTCACTAACGGCAGCTTATGCGAATAGTGTTGCTCATTTGCTCAATGATGTCAACACGTTCTATGCTACATGTTTAATTTTCTCTACACGTTTCCGGTTTTTAAACGCACTATCCAGAACCGGGTAAATCATAAACAACGAGGCATTGAGGATTTCGTCAACTTCCCGTCGACAGGTTGCGAGCGATGGTTTTTGAATGCGCCCGCCGCCCCGGCATAACATCTTGCGAGGTCTTGCGACGCGATGATAGTAAGATGCAATGGCGTGCTTGGAAGAGCCGTGGGCGTAGTAGCTGAGGAGGATGCCAAAGGCTTTCTTGTCAATGTACATGACGGAATCGACGACCTGAGAAATCAACATTCCATCATCATCATTACACATTGGCCTTGCCATAACTCTTCCCGGCTCTACGCTCTCCATGAACTTAGCTATTACGCTGCTCATGCGCTTTTCCAGACGACCTGAATAAACCCATGCTCCCCACAGTTCAAGCCAGCCATTCAGCCACTCGTGCTGCTCTTTGGTGAGGTTTAGTTCTCTTATGCTCATCGTCTTCCCCTCTTGCCCTGTTTGACCATCAGGACGCCGTTAACTATTACGTGACGCTCACCTTTGCTGTCTCGGTTGTACTTGAGCACTGTTCCTCTTGCACAGGAAAGCATCCTCGCCACTTCGGTCTGATTGCCTCGTGTCTGGATAAGAAGCTCTGGTATCGTTTGAATTGTGGCGTTCATGCGTTCTCCAGTTCGGTGATTTTTATTCCAAGCCTTCCGCCTGGAACTTTCACGCCACGAATTACGCGAATGTCATCGAATTGCTCGTCGTCTTCCGCAAATCCGGCGTGGATAAGGGAGTCGAGTAAACCTTTCAGGATGTTGTCGAGGTCGCGGCGGCGGGAGTCCGGAACGTCTGCGATTACTTTGATGCGGAGTCGTGATTTGGTGAAAATGTCTAACTTAAGTTGGCGGATGATTTGCTGAACGTCTTTTCGGTATTTCTGGCCTTTATCGCTGATGTAGTATTGGCTTCCCCGTCTTCGCCAGTAGGTATTCAGCGACGGTGGGTACGGAAGTGTGAATCTGTATTCTGCCATTTATCCTCTCCCATGATTATGGTGATAGCCCAATCGTGATTCCGCCAATTTTCTGGCATTAACGGCTAGAGATATGTCATCGTATAATCCAAGAAATATCTTTTTATTATCACTGTTTATATATGCGCCCCACTTTTTATTCTTCTTATAGTAGGCAACACCCATTACTCCAGAGCGATTATTAATAGGCTTTTTTCTGTTCCTTGAGTTCTGTTTATCATCTACAACGCGCAAATTGCATATTCTGTTATCGCTTTTAATTCCATTTATGTGGTCAATTTCCCCATCAGGTTCACTTCCATAAAAGGATATCCATGCGATTCTATGAGCTCGACAAACTTTTTTATTTACAGATATACGAACGTATCCTTTTTCATCTATAGAACCAGCAATCTTACAGGCATATGTTGAATTCCAGCACTCTCTTACACTTTCTCTTCTCTTGTATATAAACAAACCTGTTTCGCTATTATATTCATACAATTCATTGATTTCTTTTTGTGTTGGATATCTTTTACCGTTCATGACTTAATCTTCCCCTCCTTCAGCAGTATCGCCTGCGTCCTGATCACGCCTTCGAGGTGGTAAAGTCTGGCGTCTTTGTTGTCGAGGTTATGGGTGCGTCGGTCGATTTCATCGTGACACGCGCTACAAGCCCATGCTCCGATCAGGTCGTCAGGTTTCATTCCCGTTCCGCAAATTCCAGCCATCCGGTAATGTGCCAGAACTGTAGTTTCAGGATTACCATTGCATACGCCGTAAATACGTACCTGGCATTCTCTTCCGCGCGCTTCTTTGCGTAGGTTAGCCATTAAGCAGCCTCCCCTGTTACTTTCAGCATTCCGTTATCGAGCAGCTTTCTGGTCAGCCACTGTTGACCACGCCCGGTGATTTTTGTGGTGAACGATATCTGTATTCCGTGATTTGTGTTGACCGCTGTTTCTTTTACGGTGAAATAGCCGCGATCCATATATTCCTGCATTGGCACATTGCGCCGGGAACCTGAAGCAATAAGGATTTTGCGATCGCGCATCCATGCAAACAGTTTGTTTGGACCAATACCAACAACCTTTGCATAGTTTCCAATCAAAATTCCGCTGGCCTCGCCAACGCGATCGGCAAACTCAACTTTAGGTGCGGCAATTGCGAGCTGGTTTTCCAGTTGCATTTTCTGCTCAGCAAGATCAGCAGCAAGGCGCAACGCTTCTGGTAGAGTTTTGGGGATATTAACCTCAGCGTCTTCAAGCTCTCGCCAACGGTCAACAAGGCGAGCGGTGAATTCCGGCGACAACTGGGCAACAACGACAATACTGTCTCGCTTACCTTGTTCGCCTTCGAAGACGTAATGCTCGTACTGAACATTGAACCCTAAGTTATTGATTCTTTCGGAAACCTCAATTTGAGGAAGCCGGATAACACCATTTTTAGCCAGCGTTTCGATGGTACGTTTCACATTGTCATGACGCTTACCAACCAACTCAGCGATTTCAATGCTTGTCATTTTGATGGCATTGCCATTTATTAACTCATTCATCGTCTTCTTCCTCGTACATTGAGCTATTCGGATCGCTCATCAGTTCTGCGCAGCAGTGCTCACACACGTGAACTTCCAGCACATGCAGCTTCTGACCGCAGTTAGCGCACGTTAAAGCTCGCTCGACACTTCCTTGTTCGTAACTTCGATTTTGGTCAATCACCTTGTTTTCCTCGCACGTTCTCTAAGCCACCGGATATCCCACAGGTGAGCCGTGTAGTTGAAGGTTTTTACGTCAGATTCTTTTGGGATTGGCTTGCGTTTATTTCTGGAGCGTTTCGTTGGAAGGTATTTGCAGTTTTCGCAGATGATGTCGGTGAAACTTCGTCGCTGTCGTCTCATTCGTACCTCCTGTCGGTAAATCTGACACCCTGACCAATAGCCCATGCTGTCGTGTACTCAATCAGACTTGCCATACGCTTCACACTCATCTGCGCGCTACTTTCGCGAATGTTGACGTATTCGCCTTCAAGCCCGGGCAAAACATCAGCTTCCTGCTTTGTTGCCACTGCATGACCGCTTATCAACAAAACCTTCCATTGTTCTGGTTTTAACCATTTATCGCGCCACTGAACTTGCCTGGCGATATCTGCGACCATAGCGTGAAATTTTGCGTTCTGGTCAAGGTTGCGCTTGTAGTCAGTAATGCGGATGGTAACTGGCTTGTCTTTATCGAGTGGTGTTGCGAGGATGGCGTTGATTGCGGCTTGCTGTTGTTGCTTAGTTCGGAGGAATATTGTTTGCTTCACTGAACACTCCTTTATTTTTTATGCCTGTAACCCCATTCTTCCAGCAACCTTGCGGCGTACCACCCAAGAAACAAAGGAAAGAACATTACAATGAGATATTCCCCGCCACGGTCAATGTTCGAAATTGACCAGATTACGATGTAACCAGTGCAGAACAGGAATATTACAAACCCCAAAAAGCTACTTCGTCGACTCATACTCACTCCTTCACTTTGATTCCAGCGGCGCGGATGGATTCATCGATATCGTCACGGTCGTACACAGCAATAGCATCACTGACAAACCATACAGGCAACTCAATTTCAATAGCTGCTCGCGATGCCTGCCACGTTTGCCAGTGGCCTTGAACATCGTCCATCACGTATTGACCACCAATATCACCACTGCCAATTTCATGGTGATTTTCAGGGTAACGGATAAGGTCTGATGATTCGCCTCCACGTCGCAACCAACTTTCTTCAAACTGCTTTCTTGATTCGTCCATCGATACTTACCCTCAGTTCAACTCACAAAACGCCACGCCATTTTTGCTACGACAACAGGCATAACACCGATAATCACCCAGACAAATGCAGCGCCAAACAACGTATACCATGGGTCTTTACCGTCATTCACAAGACGAATGTAGCTATGCAGAACAATAAAAAACGTCAGAAGAATCCATCCAACGCCAACGCATTTGAATGCGACGAGCATAAACTCAGCCACGATTTACTCTCCCCCAAATAAAAAGGCCTGCGATTACCAGCAGGCCTGTTATTAGCTCAGTGATGTAGATGGTCATTTAATACTCCGTCACGTTTTCCTGTCGCCACGCCTCGTCATATTCCGATTTCGGCATATTGGCGATGTAGCTATAAGGCGATCCTGATTCAAGTTGCAGGAACTGGTGCGATTGCTCGTCAAGGAACAACGGGACGCCACCTTCCCAACCTTCGCCGTTACGTTGTTTTTCAAGCATCAAAACAGATGCAGGAGATGCCAGTAGCTGTTCGTCCTTCTCTGACATCTTTTCACCACTCTGAACTCTCTGTAACGCTCTCTCACGAGCCTTGTTACGCCAGATGATGAAAAGGTTGTCTGTCAGGTCTGTTATCGCTCCAGAGCCTTTTACGTCCATTTTCCCGGTTGGTTTTTCTTCGCTGTCACCTTTTCGCGAGTGAGTAACGAGAATGACGTGGGAGTTTGTTTTGTTTTTGAAATCGCAAATCGAGTCAACAAACGCCTTCTGCCCGTTATAGTCATCGTCGCCTATGCCACATTTCATCAGGCTGTCGATGATGAATAACTGGATGCCGTATCGGCGGCGAGCGTAGTCGAATATTTCGATCAGCCTGTCGGCTTTCGCCGTTCCGGTCAGGCCAAACACCCAAAGTCTTTCGTCATAAAATTTAAATGCAGAGTCAATTTCCAGCACTGGCGGCATCTTGCAGCACGTCGCCTGACGGGTAAGTCGCTTAAGGAGAATGCCTGGCTTCAGCTCAAGTGACGCGATGCACGTCTTCACACCCTGACGCATTGCCTCAAGTGCCATATGCCCGACAACCTCCGTTTTTCCGTGACCGTTCACACCATTGACCAGCGTCAACTCGGCCTCACGGAACTGGAATTTATCTGCCAGAGATTCCCACGGTGGATTAAACAGATACTGCTGCTTGCCGTAGAAAGCGTTGATAGTGTCCTGGTAAAACTCTCGCGCGCTGTAGAGTTCTTCAGGATCGAAGTAGGATGCCGTGCCGATGTACTGCCAGATTTCATCCTCGGTAACACCGTTCATCAGGCATTCGTTGATGTCTTTGTACGGCAGAGTAACAAGACGGCAACGATGTTCACCGAGTCGGCTTGCGATTTCCCTTGCGGCTTCACGACCAACATCATCAACATCCATCGAGATGAATATTTCCTCAAACCTGTCGAGGTTGTGATACTCAAACTCAATCCACTGTTGCTTAGCGCCTTTCCCGCCACCAAACGGCACGGATAACGCCGAGATGCCGTATTGCGCATAGCTCATACAATCAATTTCGCCTTCGCAAAGTACAACCGCCCTCACGCCAGCGTCCAGAGCCTGCCATCCGAACAGACAAGGTTCGCAATCACCTTCTGCCATAATGACTTTCTTCCCGTCCGGGCGCTCAGTGCTGATTCGCTTTACCTGCAACAACTCACCATCGCGTTTGTACGGAATCACCAGAGCATCCAGTTCTCGCTCTCCATTCCACACCTTGCCGCTGACAACCTCGTAGCGCTTTACGATTTCTGGCGATATGCCACGCGATTGCAGGTACTCAAGATGGGATTCTGTTCTGGTAACGTAGCGGGCGATTTTCTTGCGGTCAGGTCTGGAGAATTTCTTCTCACGTTTGGCATCGAAATGGTGATCGTCATCCTTGATTCCGAGAAAGGCTTTCGCTTCCTGCATAGCCTGATGCAGGTTAATTCCACGACATGCCATCCACAAATCAAGCATGTCACCGCCGTCTCCCTCAGCGAAATCAGCCCATTTTTTCTTGCCGCTAAGGTTGACCTTAAGGCTGTTTCCCTTGTCACCGTTGACGTTACCGGCAACCCACTCATGCCCCTCTTTCTTGCCGTTTGGCAACAGGTGCGGAGCCACCCTGTCAACCTGCGCCCAAAGCAGGTCACTGAGTTCTGATGGACTCAAAGGTGCCTCCATGCGTTTCCTCTGCGGATTGTGGAAATTTGCATTTCACTCACTCCGTATTTAGTGGATAGTTCGCTTAGTTTCATACCAACAGAATTCCTGATATCAATCACATCAGTTTCAGATAGTTTTGCCCTACCATTAAAAACTCCCTTTGCGCTTTTCAGTCCGATGCTAAAAGCATGTTTTAAATTCTCTGAGCAGGTACACCATTCCAAGTTCCAAATGGCGTTATCCGATTTGTCGCCGTTGATATGATTTACTTCTGGCTTGCAATACGGATTTGGGATAAATAATTGAGCTACAAGACGATGAACTTTTAACGTCTTCTGAATCCCATCGGAACACAAAGTGACTCTTAGATAACCCTTGTTATCCGGAGATGGATTCAAAAACCTGCCTCTTAAATGTGAATAAACACGACCGTCTTTGGTTACAGAGTATTTACCCTCATAACCAGGTATATATTCTCCAACTTCAAGGCTCATCATGATTCCCTCAGATTGAGATTTTTAAACCAGAAATCGACAAACGAAATACTTAACCAGCCGTGGTTATAACCAGCGACCAGTAGCGATTTGATTTTTGATTTCATGGTTCACCTGTCGAAAAACACGTAGCCAGTTTTCGATACGGTGATTGCGGATGATGGTTTGGATTGTGGTTGAATAGTTTCTGGCTTCTCGTCGTTCCAGCGCTGACCGTTCAGGTAGCTCGATGGTAACAACCTGTCGAATCCGAACTGCTTACCATTCCTGCATGCGATGTCTTCTGCCAGCATCGTGGCAAACTCGCTTGCCGTACCCCTGGTAGTTTTACGCCATTCCCTGAACTGTGTTCTGAATGCCGAAGCTGCGTTTTTCTTCCCGGCCTTCCGCATGCCTGCACACCAGAATATTTCCTCGAATGCCTTGTCGGTTTCTTCGTGACGGTCAGGTGATTTCTCACACTCCGTCCGAACACTTTCGGACATAGTGTTTTTATTATTTCTTTTTTCTTTTGTAATAGTTTCTTTTGTGTGTCCCTGTTTTGGTGACAGCGCTGTCACCGTTTTGGTGACACTTTTTGTCACCAATGCAGTGACATTATCACCAGAGTAGTGACACCCTTCGATTTGCCATTCCTCGATGTTCTTGTTAGGCCCGATTTTCTGGCCTTCGCGAAGGATAACCTTCATCGCGATAAGCTCATTCTTGGCCTTGTTTACCTTCTGTCTTGGCAGCCTGGTAATTTGAGCTAACTGACTATCAGAGATGCGATCCATCTTTTTACCGTAGCCGTATGTTTTACGGCATATGGCGTGGGCAACCTTGCTCTGATTTTTCGTTAAATCTGCGCCGATAAGCTCTTCATACAGGACATTTGCAAGACGGGTATAACCATCTTCAACTTCTGCCACACGACGCTCCACAGGCCGTTGTGAAGGCCTTAAATGTGTTACGGTTGCAAGATTACTCATGACCTTTCTCCTTCTGCATCAGCTTCACTTTTTCCAACTCAGCCCGGAATCGACCAGGCTGCTTGAAGCTGGACAGGAAGCGATCACGTAGTATGTGTTTGTGAATTTTGTCCTGGTAAGGACTGAGTTGTTTTGTCATAATTACTCCTGTGGATTGATCCAGTCTTTCTACATCAGGCCTCGAAGAATTCGCCGTTCTTCGGGGCTTTTTCTTTTGTCAGCATTCTGGCTACTTTCTTAGCCAGTTCCGCCAACTCCTCGTCTTCAACACCCCATTCAAGAACAGCCAGAAGCATTCCCATTTTGGGGATGAAGCTGTCTTTCCATCGCGAAATTTGCGATTCATTAATCCCTAACGCGTCGGCAACCTTTCGCTGACCACGTACAGCAATTCGATTCAGGATGTTGCTTGTAATTGCATTCGCTTTCTTGCGAGTACTTGTAAGTTGCATATGTAAGTATTTCCTTAACTAATAAGAAGTTATGCGCATCAACTTATGCGCGTTGTATTCCCGCATTTCGGCGGGAATGATGACCATGACTGTTAAAGAGCGGTGTTACTATTTGTTTTTCTTGTTGCTTGGGAAAGGACGAACTTCCTCTCCAATCACACTGCCATCAGGCTTTACCGTAACCATAATGTTACGACCTGCCAGAATGGCCTTGCTGATAGCGCACTGGATTACACCAAAGTCACTGGCTGCTTTAGCCTGTCCATGGATTTTGGCGTAATCGGCAAGTGTCATTCGAATCATATGCACTCTCCGTTATTAACCATGAACAAAGAATACTACAGGTATTCAAAGCAATCAATACTCAGGGTATTTTTAGTTTAAGTACCTTAGCTATTAGAATTAAGCTATGGAAAATAAAAAATCACTGACGACAGAACAGCTCGAAGACGCTAAGCGGCTTAAGGCTTTGTATGAGTCAAAAAAGAAAGAATTGGGAATAACCCAATACTCAATCGCTGATGAACTGGGTATCACCCAAGGAGCGGTAGGGCATTATCTTAATGGCAGAAACGCGCTAAACGTTGAGGTTGCATCTGGTTTTGCACGGCTGTTGCAAGTCTCAATTGCTGATTTTAGCCAGTCAATTGCTGCCAAGGTTGCAGAACAGGCAGAAAGCCTTAAGAGCGATGCCAACGTAAGGTATGCAGGGGAATACAGAGCAGGAAAGAGGTATCCGGTGTTAAGCAGTATCCAGGCTGGCTCGTGGTGTGAAGCATGCGAACCATACACCATTAAAGACATAGATGTTTGGCTTGAGTCTGACGCGCATATTCAAGGTAATGCGTTCTGGCTTAAAGTGGAAGGTGATTCAATGACGGCACCGGTTGGGTTAAGCATTCCAGAGGGAACATTCGTTCTTTTCGATACCGGAAGGGAGGCGATCAACGGCAGCTTGGTCATAGCAAAACTTTCTGACTCTAACGAAGCAACATTCAAGAAGCTGATAATCGACGGCGGAAATAAATACCTCAAGGGACTTAATCCTGCATGGCCTCTCGTGCCAATCAATGGAAACTGCAAGATTATAGGCGTTGCAATTGAGACAAAACTAAGGCTGGTTTGATCACGCAAGGGGCGATTATGGTTGGAACCGCTATAGCAAGCTTTTTTGGGATGTTGGCAATCTCGACAATTTACGGCTTAGCGCATGCTTTTATTGCGAAATCTCTATCAGAAAAAATAAGCCAGGCTTGGGCGCATAGATCAGCTCGTTTCATGATTCTGGTGATCATAGCAATACAAGGGATATCTGCATTTATCCTCTATGGATCAAGCTTATACCTATTGTATCAAGGCGCGACATTTACGCCTTACACCAGTGATTACGGAACTCTATACGATGGTAGTGAAGACATCACTGTGGCTTGGATCGTCTTTGGTTTATCTATGGCCGTGTCTGTTGTAGCAGACATCATTAAGGTAATTCTCGTCTTAACCTTCGCTGACTAACCTATAATCCCGGCAGCAATAGCTATCGGGATCCACTTCACATATCCCGCATAAAAAGCACTGAACAAGCAGAAACCGAAAAAATAAATATCCTTTGTATTCATTTGCTTATCATTATTTCATCAAAAATAAATACCTTGGGTATTTACACAATAAAATACCTAAAGTATTCTTTAGCCATCAGCAGGACGCTGGTAGCCAAACGGAACAGATTGGCAGGCTCTTTAACATTGATGGGATTGTCCCGCCGAAATGCGGGAACCAAAGAGTAGTTGGCTTTGGGGTGACGTGAAGTGCAGCTGCACGACGGCAACCGGAAGATAAGCACCCGGCGCGTCACCGCCAAAGTCAATTCCATAGGCGAAATGCAGCCGCCAAACACAGCCAATGCTGCACATGCAACAGGAGGATTTATGTGAATGCATAACTTCAAAACCGAGGTTAATTAAATCTCTCGATCCGAGCATTGACCTATTAGGTGGCGAGATGCTCTTTCTGCCCCTCAGTTCGAGGGGCCAGAAACCACTTTGCAATCACTATCAATTCCAAAGTTGTTTCATCGGAGGTCAACATGACAGTAGTCATTACATATCTGGCTGACGATAACGCCAGAAATCGCCGCAGAGCACGCAGACAGGCTCAACGTGAACAGGCAATGCAAGAGCAGCGACTGGCACGAAAAATTGCGCTAAAGCTCTCTGGTTGCGTCAGAGCAGATAAAGCAGCATCACTCGGAAGCCTTCGCTGCAAGAAGGCAGAAGAAGTCGATCGTAAACAGAATCGTATTTACTACAGCAAGCCACGCAGTGAAATGGGTGTGACTTGTGTTGGTCGCCAGAAAATGAAATTAGGCAGCAAACCACTTATTTGAGGTGAGATATGGAAGAAGAATTTGAAGAGTTCGAAGAGCATCCTCAGGATGTGATGGAACAATACCAGGACTATCCGTATGACTACGACTATTGATACAAATCAATGGTGTGGACAATTCAAGCGATGCAATGGATGCAAGCTGCAATCGGAATGCATGGTTAAGCCTGAAGAAATGTTTCCTGTAATGGAGGATGGGAAATATGTCGATAAATGGGCAATACGAACGACGGCAATGATTGCCAGAGAACTTGGTAAACAGAACAACAAGGCTGCCTGATGGTGGCCTTTGTTTTTAAGGTGCTATATGAAAATTAAAACCATGGGAGCAAGCCCATTAAGCGGTCGTATTTTTCAAGGAACATTAAACACTGAAAAAGGAATGTGGGTAGGAAAGAAAGAAGATGTCACCGAACAGGCAGTTAAGGCAGTAGCTGAACACCTGATGATAAAAGACCAGAAATACGCATACGAAACGAAGGATGGCAAATGGCTGATAATAAGCCATCAACTGGTTGATAAATTACCAGAAGATTTTATTGCTGATTAAATTCACTTTGGAAATAAAAACAGAATAAACACTGCACTGTGTATTCATTCCAACGAGTGAATACACGGAGCAATGTCGCTCGTAACTAAACAGGAGCCGACTTGTTCTGATTATTGGAAATCTTCTTTGCCCTCCAGTGTGAGGGCAATTTTTTTGACGGAGGAATTATGGAAATTACAGATATTCTGGTTAATCCAGATAATTACGACCAATTCAATATCCCTACTCAATCAGTTGATTTAGGTTGTGCAACTGTCAGCGCATGGCTACTTAATGGTAAACAGTTGGATAAATGCCTTGATGCACATATGACGGTTAACAGCTTCCTTGCAGAAAAAACACACTGGCAAGATGCTGGAGGGAAATATGCTGGATGGCTTGAAAGCATGGGATTTGAATATCAATCTGATGAAGGTTGGTGGAGCCTTATAGCTGTAACGCCTGAGACAATAGAATGCTTCGTTAAATACTCAAACGACGATGACTATAAACACCAGGTAGATTCTGCGATAGAAAGATATAAAAGAAAATCATTCAGCCACGAAATATCATCAGTTCTTGATTTCATAGAAATCTTCAAATAAGCCGCCAAGCGCGGCTTTACCGCATACCAATAATGCTTCACTCGAGGCGTTTTCGTTATGCAATCAAATATAAGGAGTTACCCATGATGCACTTTCAGCTCGCGGGTAGCGGCGTCATGTCCGCTTTCTACCCGCACGAATCTGAATTATCACGCCGAGTTAAACAATTAATCAGAGCAGCAAAGAAACAACTGGAGGCGTTATGCGCAATGAAATAGCCATTAATCACCAGATGCTTCGTGCAGCACAAAACAAAGCAGTAATAGCCAGATTTATTGGTGATTCAAAAATGTGGCTTGAAGCAAATAAAGCAATGAAATCAGCTATCAACCTTCCGTGGTATCGCAGGAAATGAGTTTTACAGATAACTGGTCAGACGAAGAATTCATTCGCCAGATGAACAAAATGCTCAATCAGCACAAAGAACAGGAGAAAGATGATGATTCTGACTCTGAATGATAAGCGTGAAATATCGCAAATCATCGCAAGTTTTACTGATGAAGATTACGAACGAATCAACAGTGAAGTTGATCGCCTCTGCAAACGCTGCGACCCAATAAGCGAAATGCTTCGCTCATATAAACCAGATGAACACACTAAGGACGCTATCGACTGGCTGGAAGATGATGACTGTGACTATCAGGAAAAAGCCGCTGAATGGTTCTGGGATGCAATAACCAAAAGAGTTAAGGCTGAATATGCCTTCGCAATATTCAAACGCAGACACATTTTTGGAGAAGCGGCATGAGCAATATCGTTGAATTCGTTAAACAGCAAGAGCAGTTATTCTGCGGAGCATTGACTGAACAGACGGTGACATGGGCTAAGGAAAGCCAGTTTGCAATTCAGTATTTCCAGAAAAATGATTACCTGGCTAAAACGGCACTGGCAAATCCAACCAGCGCACAGAACGCCATCATCAATGTTGCGGCGATCGGCATCACCTTAAACCCGGCCAGCAAACTTGCTTATCTAGTTCCGCGCGACGGCATGGTTTGCCTTGATATCAGCTATATGGGATTACTTCACCTTGCACAGTCGACAGGATCAATTAAGTGGGGGCAATGCAAACTGGTGTACTCAAACGACACCTATGAATCAAACGGCCTTGATTCAGCACCAACCCACAAATACAACGCATTTGGTGAGCGAGGCTCTATTGTTGGTGGTTATTGCACGGTTAAAACAGCAGATGGTGACTACCTGACTGAAGAAATGAGTCTGGCAGAAATTAAAGCTGTGGAAGCAACGAGCAAGGCAAAGAATGGACCGTGGAAAACATTCTGGGAAGAGATGGCGCGTAAAACAATAGTTAAACGCGCCAGCAAATACTGGCCTAAAGCCCAGCGACTGGATAATGCCATTCACCTGCTTAACGAAGATGAAGGTATGCATCAGGAACCAGTTATGCCGCACAAATCAGAGGAAGATATACGCGAAGATGAACGGAAACGCCAGCAGGAAATAATGGATAAAGCACAACTTCTTTGTGATGAAATGGCTCAAGCAGAAAACATGGATGATTTGAAGCGATATTTTGCAGAAGCATATCGCCTGACATCTGGAATGAAATTGCAGCAGAACGTACAAGCCATTTACATAGAATGCAAAGCGAAACTGGAGGTTGCCAGTGAGCAAACTGTATGAAATTGCCAATGAATACGCAAAATTGATGGATTCAGATTTAGAACCAGAGATGATTGCTGACACAATAGAAGGCATGGAAGGAGAATTTGCCGATAAAATAGAGCAACTTCTTGCCATTATTAAAAATGAATCTGGTTATGCTGAACGCCTCAAGGAAGAGGCAAAGTCACTGAATGAGCGAGCCGCAGTAATTCAAAATAAGATTGACAGCATCAAATCATATATAGCGTTATCGCTTGAAATGGTTGGCAAGAAAAAGATTCGAGCAGGTATTCACCAGGTAACAATCCGCAAACCGTCAGAAATTGTAGAAATCATCGACTCAAGCGCCATTCCTCCTGAATACGTTGAGTTTGAAACGACAATTAAAGCCGACAAACTGGCAATCAAACACCAACTAAAAGCAGGAATAAATATCCCCGGCGCTCAACTCAAAGTTGGGAAACCTTCACTTCTTATCAAATAACGGTATCGACTATGAAAAAGACTCCATGGGAGAAATGGGAAGTCGATTTCTTGCGCGAAGTAGCGGCGACAATGCCAGTTGAACTTATCGCTGAAAAACTGGAAAGGACTGAAAAAGCAGTAATGGCGAAAGCAACAAGGATTGGCGCTGACATTGTTAGCCGACTTCGTGGAAGACGATGGACAAGAGCCGAAGTATCACTTTTCGGTAAGTTCTCCGCAGAAGAAATAGCAATTGCAACCTGCCGCTCAATTTATTCAGTAAGAGCTATGCGATACAAGCTAAAAAAACTCGATGAAGAAAGAGCAGGCATACAAATAAATTAACAAAGAGTAATTTACCATGAGAGGACTTGCATACAATCCCGGCATTCTTCCGGCAGAAATGATTATTCGCCAACGCGTAAAGCCAGTGCCATCGAGAGAGGGATTGCTTAAGAGAAATTCTTTTCCGTCAGTGAATGAAAACAAATATCTGAATGCGATGTGGCGCAAAGGAGGCAGCCAGTGACTAACCGTTTTTACATGATGTGCTCGCGTGAAACTGTGGGCAATAACGCTTCATTCCATTGCCATAACGGCAATGGTTACAGTTCTGATATCGATCGCGCTCATGTTTACACGCTGGAAGAAGCCCAAAAAGCCTGGAATTGTGGGCGAGATATCGATCAGCCTGTTTGCGCTGATAGCGTGGATGCAATGGCAGTGTGGCATGTTGATTGCCAGTACATCCCTACAGAAAGCCTGATTGAGTCAGATTGCACTGCGTATGTGGCCTACAAAAAAGGTAGCTGGAACGGCAACGATGTTTACTGGCTTCAACACGGTGGATTGCCAACAGATGACTTCAGTAAAGCGACCATCTTTAGCGTCGCCAACAAAAACGAACCAGGAATAGTTTGGTTGCCATTTTCCATTGCTGATGCAGCAAAGCGCAGGACGTTCAATATCAATAACTTTAACCGCAGAACAATGGTTCAGGGCGCAGGTTTGGTCATGCCTGACTGGTTGAAAGAGCAGAACAGAAGAAAGAAGTCGCGAAGCGGGAAGGTGCGTTGGAATTGTCCGCATTGCGGAAAAATCTCCTGGCAGTACAGCCCATATGATTTTGAAGGCTGTAGTGATTACAACTGTGAAGGATGGCGAGAATGACAATTGACTATCAGGCACTGCGTGATGCGGCAGTTGCAGTAGAAACAGAACCTATGCATCAAAATTTTGTGGCGTTTCGTATGGCGTTCACGCCATCGGTGGCACTGGCACTACTGGATGAAATTAAGCGGCTGGAAGACACAAATATTGATGCTATGTGCCGTATTGCAGAGCTTGAGACTAATCTCGCGGCGCTGGTGGCAGAGAACGCCGGACTGAAACACGCAATGGCCGTAACTCTTGAGCATGTGTCGGTCACGGATGCAGGGCAGGCTGGTGTTGCTGCAATGATTATCAACGATGCCCTACACCACAGCGAAACTCCAGCTACCGATGCTTTCCTGTCTGAAGTGCGGGCGCAGGGGGTGGATGCTGCTATAGAAGCTGCAAAAAATCTGGTGGCCCAAGAATATGAGTATAAGGATTTCAAAGCGGCGCAGAGTGATTGCTGTATGCACCCTGGTTCAGACCTGGTAGGGAAGGTTGAAATGACTGAGTGGTTAGTTGACTTTGCTGCCCAGCTTCGCAAAGGAGGCAACCAGTGAGCGAAATTAATTACCAGGCACTGCGTGAGGCGGCGGAACGTGCAATTCCAGCAATGGAACGCCTGTTAATGTTGCCAGCTGATGATGATTTGTTAAGTGAACAGGAACTTAAAGATTACGGTGTGGATATTGATGCGCTCAACGCCTTCAAATTTCTGACCGGACCAGAAACCGTGCTGGCACTACTGGATGAACGGGAAAGAAACCAGCAATACATCAAACTCCGCGACCAGGAGAACGAGGATATTGCGCTTACTGTTGGGAGGCTGCGCGTTGAGCTAGAAGGCAAAGACAGCAAAATGGCCAATCTTACCGCCGAACGCGATGCTCTTCGTGAAGGTGAGATGGGCGACGCTAGGCATAGCAACACACGGGCCGCAGCTGATATCTACTTCCAACTGGTCGAGGAGTGCGAAATTCCTGCTGGCGGATCTCTGGTCGAGTACGTTGACGATATGCGCGAGAAGCTGGAAGCCGCAGAGAAGCGCATTGCAGAGTTAGAAAGTGGTTCTCAGGCACAAAAGTTAGTTGAAGCAATCATTGTTGCGATAGAAAACGAACAGGAAAGGCTTTTTGATGAAGATTACCTAATGGATTCGAAAGAATGCATTGACGTAATTCGTGAAGAAGTAAAGCGATGGAATGATTCCCGTGCCGCTGGCATTCGCATCAAAGGAGAGTGATATGGCAACTTTAACAAAAAAAGAACGGGCATGGTTGAACGAATTACAGGACGTTCTTGATCGCTGCCCATCACCGAAAAAAATTGGTTTTTACACCATTGGCGATAAAAGCATTTACCTGTATGACCTGCGCCGCATGGATGAAATCATGGAGGCTCTTGATAATCGTTCGTCGATGGATTGGTGTGTTGCTGTCCATGATATGAATGCAGGGTTTGATGAAAAGATTTTGTTCCCCTCATCAGTTGAAAGCACTGCGGGTTAAGGAGTAACACATGACCACTATTACCAAAGAACGTATTGAATTGTTCATTAAAAATCCGCTTGAAAACGGGCTTACTCGTGGCGAACAAATGGAACTGGCACGAATTGCACTGGCATCACTGGGAGCAGAACCTGTAAGCCAAACTTACAACTTGCCACAAACGCACTTTGAACAGGTTGCTGACCTTTACGAAATGCAATTTGATGACGGACGCACTTGTGCCTTTCATACTGATGCGCAAAAGGCTGCGCAATGGCTTCGGGCATGCGACGGAAACAGGGTTCAGGAATACGTGAAACTGGAGCGACTGCAGAACGCGATATCGGGCAACTCTCCGGTAATTCCGGATGGCTGGATAAGCTGTAGTGAGCGAATGCCGGAAAAGAATAAGAACGTGCTTATTTCGGTGAATTTCGATAGCTCTCTGGTTGAGCCGCTAATATGCTCCGCACGCTATACCGGAAGTACATTCCGGCGTGGAGATGTAACGGTTAAGCCAGGTAATGGTATTGAGCAAGCAACTCACTGGATGCCGCTACCAGAGCCTCCACTTTGAAAGTGAAGCTTATACATATCTTTTACATCAGCAATCTATTGTTAATCTCTAATCAATGTTACGTTGTCATCTCACTCATGCTTTGGAGGTAGTGATATGTCTTGTCCAAAATGCGGTTCTGGAAATATTGCAAAAGAAAAAACAATGCGTGGATGGTCTGGTGATTATGTGTGCTGCGATTGCGGATACAACGACTCTAAAGACGCATTTGGAGAGCGTGGTAAAAACGAGTTTGTTAAAATTAATAAAGAACGCGAAGGCAACGAAAAAAGCTAATTTATTTATTCATATATTAAAACAATGTAACCAATATTCGAATTGAAGAACTGAAAGAACACCAAGCCGCCTGATGGCGGTTTTTTATTGCCTGATTTGCAGGTTCGATTCCCTATTCGGAGATAGCACTCATGCAACACGAACTACAACCTGATTCACTGGTTGATTTGAAATTCATCATGGCCGATACTGGCTTCGGTAAAACCTTCATCTACGACCGAATTAAGTCCGGAGACCTGCCTAAAGCCAAAGTTATCCACGGGCGAGCAAGATGGTTATATCGTGACCATTGTGAATTCAAAAATAAGCTCTTAAGCCGCGCCAATGGGTAAAATAGCGGGTAAAATATTTCTCACATCTAAAAAACATCATTCCAATCAATCCCCTGCCGCGTCAAGTAGATGTCTGCAGGGGACACCAGATACCCTTCTAACAATATCTACCTTCACCCCGTAAAAGATGGGTTTGGCAGCACACTTGCCCTATATCTACTCATTTTTACTGCAACAGGTTGAAATCTCAGCACTGTCAGAAAGCGCTGATGACTAAACAGCCCTGGGCCGGGCGATGTAACCATCATACAGAATCCTGATAGCGAAATATGGCGTGACTCGATACTTCACTCTGCAATGCGTTCCTTGATGAATTCGCAGGCCCGTGATACACGGGACAAGTCGCTGAATGACGACAATGTCCTGGAAATCAGCGAACCGCGTATCCGGAGTACATTTGAGCGACTGTACCAGAACATGAATGAGGCGTTTGGATTAGGTGATTATTAGTTGGGCTAAGCATTTTTGTATTATTATTTTCCGGTTGAGGGATATGGAGATATCGACAACAACCGGAAAAAGTTTACGTCTATATTGCTGAAGGTACAGGCGTTTCCATAACTATTTGCTCGCGTTTTTTACTCAGGAAGAAAATGCCAAATAGCAACATCAGGCAGACAATACCCGAAATTGCGAAGAAAACTGTCTGGTAGCCTGCGTGGTCAAAGAGTATCCCAGTCGGCGTTGAAAGCAGCACAATCCCAAGCGAACTGGCAATTTGAAAACCAATCAGAAAGATCGTCGACGACAGGCGCTTATCAAAGTTTGCCACGCTGTATTTGAAGACGGATATGACACAAAGTGGAACCTCAATGGCATGTAACAGCTTCACTAATGAAATAATCCAGGGGTTAACGAACAACGCGCAGGAAAGGATACGCAACGCCATAATCACAACACCGATAAGTAATGCATTTTTTGGCCCTACCCGATTCACAAAGAAAGGAATAATCGCCATGCACAGCGCTTCGAGTACCACCTGGAATGAGTTGAGATAACCATACAGGCGCGTTCCTACATCGTGTGATTCGAATAAACCTGCATAAAAGACAGGAAAGAGTTGTTGATCAAAAATGTTATAGAAAGACCACGTCCCCACAATAAATATGACAAAAACCCAGAAGTTTCGATCCTTGAAAACTGCGATAAAATCCTCTTTTTTTACCCCTCCCGCATCCGCCGCTACACACTGGTGACCCTTATCTTTAAAACGCATGTTGATCATCATAAATACAGCGCCAAATAGCGAGACCAGCCAGAAGTTGATATGGGGACTGATACTAAAAAATATGCCGGCAAAGAACGCGCCAATAGCATAGCCAAAAGATCCCCAGGCGCGCGCTGTTCCATATTCGAAATGAAAATTTCGCGCCATTTTTTCAGTGAAGCTGTCAAGCAAACCACATCCCGCCAGATACCCCAGGCCAAAAAAGAGCGCCCCCAGAATTAGACCTACAGAAAAATTGCTTTGCAGTAACGGTTCATAAACGTAAATCATAAACGGTCCGGTCAAGACCAGAATGAAACTCATACACCAGATGAGCGGTTTCTTCAGACCGAGTTTATCCTGAACGATGCCGTAGAACATCATAAATAGAATGCTGGTAAACTGGTTGACCGAATAAAGTGTACCTAATTCCGTCCCTGTTAATCCTAGATGTCCTTTCAGCCAAATAGCGTATAACGACCACCACAGCGACCAGGAAATAAAAAAGAGAAATGAGTAACTGGATGCAAAACGATAGTACGCATTTCTGAATGGAATATTCAGTGCCAT